ATTGAACTTGATATCACCCGTTAGGATGCCCACGCTTGCTGTGGGAAATAGTTTCTTCAAGTCGTGAAACTTTTGATTGCTCAGCGACTTAATCGGCGTTGTATAAAAGATTCGCTTTTGGTGTTTTAGAACGTACGCAATCTGGTACTCTCCTACCAAAGTCTTACCGCTACCCGTCTTTGCCGTCACTAATATATTGTCTCCGCGGTGAATAGCTAGGACTGCCTGCTGCTGCCATATATCCAAAGGGAAGGTGTAGTTTATAGCGGGATCTGCGGGCGGATAGTCCGCCGGCGGGGTTTGTGTGACAGGCACCGATAAGAATGCCATTGTTATTCGTTGGTTTTTGGGACGCGGGTGTTTTCAATTTTTAGACCTGATTAATATGAAGGGTACTTGAGACATACAAAATCGGTTAATTTCATATTTTCACCACGGTTAAAATTCCTATCACTATAATTAAATATGTATTGGTCCCCTATTTTTTGAGGTATCCGCTCCCATACATCCAGTTGTAAATGAAAAATTATATTCATAATTGTCATTTCATTACAGCCACAGAGTGGATATTTATTCATTGCAACTACCATATTTGCCATTGATACCTTATCTAGAAGAGCGGTATCGTACATAAAAATGCCGTTCAAGAAATCCTGTTTTTCAAACAGATGTTTAGGGTAATCAGCGTATAGGACCGCTGCCGCTTCAGGATTTTCCTTATCACGAATCTGTGTAGAGAGCTGGTTTGTTTCGCTATACGGATCGCCGCCATTTGGCGCCATGAGTTTTCCTTGCCACGGCAGCGTAAATAGAATATGTATATTGTTATAAATTCGCATACCAGCATCCATAAATAACACACGGTCCCACTTACGAAAATATTCTGAAAAAACGTAGAACTTATCCCACTGGGTGAGTTTTCCTAGATGGCGGTTGTCGCCTGAGGTTAGTGGATACTTCTCGTACGCTTTAACAAGTAGCGATGTATCAACATGCTGAACACGGTACTGCTGAACACTATACTGTTCTAAAAACTCTTCGGGAGCATCGCAGTCCACTGTAATAAGAACTGTATCACCATACCATTCACCGGCTGTACGAAGTTCACGGATTGTGAGTTTTGCGTAGTCTAAATATCGCTCATCGCAGAGTGTTACAAACACTGTTCGAGGAGTGGGCATCTTGTGATTATCAGTTTAATTATTTGCCATGCGCACCGCGTAACACTTCTGGCTTATCTGGGAGATTTATTGCCAGTACACGCTTCACGAAATAGATCACCTTATCAATCAAGTTGCGCTGGAACAAAATGAGAACAAGTGCCATTACTTCGCCGCCGTCTAATTCCTTCAGCCGTTCATGACGGAAGCCGGCAACGCCATCCAGCGGGAACGGAATAAGTTTTACAAGATTGCGGAGGATATATGCAATAATACCCAAGGCAAATAATTGAGTAACAATTTGTAAGAATAATTTCCACAGTGGCACATCATCAAAATTCTCTTCCTTAAATTCACCCATAATTCTATCAAATCCCTTTGCCGCCGCCAATCCCAACACGAAAAAGTAGATTGTCACAAGACCGATATCTAAGAGTTTCACTGCTACAAACGCAGGGGTATAAGCGGCTTCCTTTGGCATTCCTTTCATGGTCTTATAATTTATTTTAAACTACCGGTTTTTTGGCTAAAATCCAACACTGGCATACATTCGCTTCTTCATTAACAATAATACCATCATGCTCAAGATCTCGGTGTCCAGGCCAACCGTGCGTACCCCATAGTTTTTGTATATATTCGTAATTTCCCCACTGCCCAATTTCGACCACCTCAAATCCGGCGGTTTTGAATAACATAGCCAGCCCCATAGGTGTAAAGCCGTTATAATGAAAAGGCGTCCCGTGGGGAATATTTATTGTAGGAACGGATGTAAATACATATCCACCAGGCTTCACTATTTTATATATTTCACTCACTGCCTGAAATGGATTGTACAAATGTTCAAGCGTATGATTAAATACGAAAAAGTCAAATTCTTCCTTAAAATTCTTAGATATTGTATGTAAATCGTGACCAGGATAGGTTAGATAGGTCGCCTTATCATATGTTAAAAATTCTAATTCAGGATCGTCATATGTATGTCCTAAATGACCTACATGTTTGATATTATACTTTTCAATCCACTCTACAAAATCTAGAATACACCAATTTCTAGGAAAATCGTTCGTATACCACGTATATTTATGAAACTCCTTGGGGCACGCGGGCATTTTTTCGTATTTTTTGAAATACACTGCCGGTAATTTCACCTTTGTATCATATAATTCTTGAATTTCACTATCAGTAAAATTCATTTATTAAGATTATTAATATACATTTATTTAGACTGCCCCGTTAACTTTTACTTTGCTAAAACGGTCCCAAAACGGTTGGCGCCGTAAAGACCGCCAAAGCATCTAGAAGTCTGGTTTTATTAAGAATCATTGCCACATGCCCCTCGCCACATTTTAGAAATAGTTGCTGGGTTTGTTCAGGCGTATAAAAATTGTAAATACGGCAAATAATTTCCATCAAGTAAATAATATCTTCAAAACAATAGCCCGCAGACCATAAATTGAGCAGAATTTTTAGTGTGTTTTTACGATTCCCCGCTAGTGCGGCGTAGCCAAGTTGTTGTAGTTGCTGTACCGGTGGAGCGTTTACAATCGCCTGTACATCTTGCCCCGTAACCTGTGTGAGTCCTGAGCTTTCTAACACTTGATTAAACAGTTTGTAGAGTCGCGCGTTGCCCAGTGCCATGCTAATCATCCACGATTCCGCTTCATCGCTCACGTTAATTTTGCTTTGCGACCGAAAAAACGCCTTGTTCATCAGAAGATTGACCGGCATAAATTGGAGCATAACGCAGCGACTTTGCAGCGGCTCAATAAACGGCTCACAACCGGCAGCAACAAAAAGGAATCGCGCATACGGTTCATAGATTTCCAGAATGCGTCGTAGGGCTTGCTGCGATACAACTGGAACGGAATCGGCGTCGTCCATCCACACCCACGCTTTCACTTTTGGATACCGTCGTGTGCGCTTCACAAACTCCGTCAGTTGCCCACGAATAGTGCCAATACCACGGTCGTCTACGCTGTTCAGAAGTAGGATGTAATTTTTGTGCTCCTCTTCTGGAACGGCATTCTTTGTCAGGTATGCGTGAATAAATGCACGTGACATGGAGGTCTTGCCGCAGCCCGATGGTCCTAAAAACATTAAATGCGGCGGATTATCAATATGATTTTTTAAGAAATTTATAATATGGTCCTGACATATTATAGAATCCATTCGGCTCTGTTGTTCAATTAAATGAGGGGTCGTTTTAGACCTGCCCTTCGGGACTAGACCCCATAGTCCATATATTGATTTGAATTATCACTAAAACTACCACGTTGTTTTCCCAGCCTGGTTGTAAAATAGAACCATTGTGATATTGGCTGTAGTTGTTTCCAACATTGATCGTTTGCGTACTCCCAGTGGTTTCCTGTGCTTTCTAACAATGGGATTGCTTGACTGAGTGTATTAATAAGTTTAGGATAAAAGTGCCGATTGACAAGATATCCTGAAGCAGTTTGGGCGTCGGTGACTCTGCCTATAAGGTCATTGTACGGAGTGGATGTGCTGAGATTATAAGATAGCATAATTACATCCCACGGGATATTAAGATCCCAAAATGCCTGAAGTTGCTGGTTAAGAGTCTCTTTTGGCACCAGAAACTGGAAATCATCCTCTAAAATGAGCATATTTTCCCACTGGTTTTCTTCAGCTTGTTTCAGGACGGCAAGATGAGAGAATCCGCAGCCTACTATACCAGATGTATGATTTATAGCATTGAATCGTTCACCGCTTAGCCCTATTGCTGCAAGTTCTTGCTCTATTTGTTCGCGACGATCCTGGCGCCGCTCCAGATTTATGTATATTATTTTTGAGATCTTATCCATTCTGGATTTAAGAATCTTTCCACATTTAGACCGGCAAACATTCAAAATGGGCGCCGTAGGCGCCCAATTTTGTATGATTTGCCGTGCCCTGACCTGCGAATCAAATGAAACGGGCACCTCTGGTGCCCGTTTCAAATGTTCGCAGGTCTAAACCGATGGGCGCTTTTTAATAATAACAAATGTCTGGTGATTTGTATCAGCGACTCGGCTTGAAACGTGGTGCGTCGGCAGATGAAATCAAAAAGGCGTACCGCTCCTTGGCGCGCGAGCATCATCCAGACAAGGGCGGTGATCCTGAGGCGTTCAAAGGCATTCAGGAGGCGAATGAGGTACTTAGCGATGAACGCCGCCGTCAGGTATACGATATGACGGGGGCGGTAAATGAGCAGCCTGGTGGCGGTCCGCCTGGCGGCATGGCGGGCATGGCTGCCGGTGGCGTTCCGTTTTTTATGAGCCAAATGGGACCATTTGGTATGCCTGGTGTCAACTTTGATATGAGTGATCTATTTGGCATGTTTGGCGGCGGTGGTGGTGGCGGACCCAGCCGGCGCCGTGGGGGTCGCGGTCCCAACAAGCAGCACGATATAGGTCTGCGTCTTGAACAATTCTACAAGGGTACCAATATCAAGTTGAATTTTAACCAGGCGCGGCGTTGTGGCACGTGTAATGCCAGCGGTGCCGAGGCAACCGAGTCTTGTGGCGGCTGTGGTGGCTCTGGATCCCGCATGATGCAGCAGCAAATGGCACCTGGTATGATAATTCAGTCACGGCGCCCCTGCGATGTCTGTAACGGCGATGGCAAGCGGACGATTCGTGTATGCAAGGGCTGCCAGGGTAAGAAATTCATTGAAAAAGAGAAGCATCTGGATATCAAGGTTACGCCTGGTATGGGGGAGGGGGAGAATCTTATGTTTCCTGGTGAGTGCTCCGATACCTTAGAGTTTGATACTCCTGGTGACGTTGTACTGACGCTCAAGCTAGCAACCGACGGTTCGGCGCCGGTGTACGAATGGCGTGACGCCGATCTTATTTATAAGCATACCGTTTCGTTTACAGAGTCTATTCTTGGATTTGAGTTGACGCTGGCGGATCACCCGTCAGGCACTTCGCCCAAGTACTCTTGGCGCGGCGGTCCGCTCATTCATGGCGCGGTATTGAAGATGGAAGGCGGTGGCATGCCAAAGCGCGGCGGTGATGGCTTTGGCGTACTCTATATTCATATTTATGTCAAGCCGCCGCCTGTTACTGCATGGTCTGCCGAGGATGCGGCAAAGTTGGCGGCGGTCCTTGGTGCTCCCTCTATTGGTATACTTACCGAGGGTGTCAAATTGTTGGACCTTGGATCTGCGGAATCGGTATTCAAGTGACCACATTAAATTTTTCGGGTTATTTATGATACTTCAACGGTTGAAGAATCATATATAGATTTGAATGGGTGTTTACCACGCCTTTAGCGTGCGACGGTTCTTACGGTAGCAACGGCGGCTGTTCTTCTTGTTATTATTACGGCGGCTCTTGCGGCTGTTCTTCTTGTTGTTCTTGCGGCTCTTACGGCTGTTCTTCTTGTTGTTGCGACGACGACCGCCACCTGTCGCCGGCGGGGGCACCGGCGGCACCGGCATCGCACCGGGATTGTGGTTCTGGTACGCAATCTGGTTCTCATACGCCTGCTGCGCGTAAGAGTTCGCCGGTCCCTGGAAGCTTGGCACCACCATGTTTTCCGTGTACCACTGGGGGTTAAGCATTGCCGCCGGCTCCTCCGCGGCGGTCAAAAGCATGCTTGGCATAGAAAGGGGCGCCATGCCACCGCGGTGCTTACGGTGGCGACGGCTGCGCTTGCCGCCCGACTGGAGCAGACCGTACTTACCGGCAAACTGCGGGAGCTCCGCAAACGAGGTGTCCAGCGCACCAAGGCGCGCCGAAGCGTGCATATCCTGGGGCAGCATCTCGCTAAACTGGCTCGGGTACGCCGCCACATCCGCACCGCCACCGCGCATTCCGCGGCGACCGCGACGACCGCGGCGGCTGCGCTTGCCGCCATGAAGAGGTGCCGTGATACGGTCAAACGTCTGTCCCTGCGTCAGGGAGCTCGGAGCCGACAGAGTCTTCATGCAATCTCCGCTAGAGCAGCCATCCGTGTATAACGACTTCGGGTCGTATTGGGGAGCATAGAAGTTGGCACCGCTCATATTCTATTCTTCCGTTTGAAAAAGTTTATTGGACGCGGATATTTACGATGAAGGAGCCGAGATGGTCTTCTTCTTCGTCTGTCCCGAAATGAGGTAGATGGAGTTCTCCGTCACAACAATGAAATCCTCATTCACCTTGAAGATCT